GGCCCTTTCGGGCCCTTCTCGTGAGACGTGGTCATGTATTAGATGTCGTATCTAGTACATCTACCCTAGCAATAGGATGTCCTTGCCTGTAAAGGGCTTGGAGTACCAGGTCTCGCTAGACCTTGCACAGTAATGTGTTTAGGTCTTGAGATGGGAGCAAAACGACTTGTTGACAAGCCGATTTGGTCCTCTTTCCGTATGCCCACTGTTTTGCAGTGGTCTAGGTTCCTTTTGGGACCGTCCTAACCCGGAGATCTACCTTGTGACCGACAAGCAGAAAGACGTTACCATTGGTTATCAGTTCCTCGATAGATACTATCGTAGAGCTGACTACTACTACACTTCAGGTGTCTTCCAAGACAACTTTAGTGGTTGGCTGCCTGCGAGCCCTACGGTTCGCAGTCAGTATGGTACCGTTTCGAGCTACACGCCCGGCTATTGGCCCTGGAAAGACCTGATCAGAAATCATCGAAACGCGACTACTGTCCTTGAAGGGACAATGTCGAAGATCGAGGAGGACGGATCTGGTTTCTTTGCTAGGTGCGATTGGCAGGCGCGTGACCCTCGGCTTGTTGGTATACCTGGTCAGATCAAGAAGATGTATGACGAGATTTCGGACGTAAGTTTATTCACTTACTATCCGACGCCTCCGACTACCGCTTCTCCGGGACAGGATCTTTCGTCTCGGGCTAAACTCAAATTGTACTCTCAGCTCCGCGACAAACAGACTGCCTTCGAAGGCATGACGTTTTTAGGGGAACTGGGAGAAACAATTAGAATGCTAAAAAGGCCTCTCTCCGGCATTAGAGATGGAATGGGCGACTATTTACGCACCGTACAGAAACGGGCACATAGATCGTCCAAGTCCAATCTCAATCGCATGGTGAGCGGCACCTGGCTCGAATATGTCTACGGTTGGGCCCCTTTGATCGGGCAGATTGACGAAGCAAGAGATGCTCTCGAACGTATTCACGACCGATATGAAACCGTATATCTACGGTTCTCAGCGGAAGAGAAAGGCGACGAGGTCATTTCGCTTGCTCCGAACACTGCTCGAATCACTAAGGGCCTCTGTAGCTTCGATAAGACGTCGTACAAGATCAAACAAACGTTTGTCAAGTACTACGGCCAGGTCTATTCGGCTGCGGCAACCACAGCGAAGGTAAAAAGATCTTACTGGGGCGTTAGCCTCAGGGACTTCGTACCGACGGTGTGGGAGCTTATTCCGTATAGCTTTGTAGTTGATTACTTTTCCAATACTGGAAAGATAATCAGTGCTCTTAATACGTATACTGGTAACGTCGCCTGGATTTCCAGTGGCGTTAAAAGTACCGAGAAGGCCATATCTTTGGTAACTAGTGTCCCTACTTGGGATATTAGAAACCTCAATATGTCCTCTATTAAGATCCATTCTAAGAGCTTTAGCCCTCCAAATCGCTTCGTGCTTTCAGCGTCTAGGGTTAAGCGACAGCCAACTACGGTTCCGACAGTTAATCCATTCGTGGATTTTAGACTGAAGGTCCCGGGTGTTGGTTCGACGCAGTGGGTAAATCTCACTGCTCTTGTCGCTCAATCCAGAAAGACAGAGGGGCTCTTGCGAACCCTTCTGCGCCGTTAGTATGGAGATTTTATTAACCTTCCTTACTTGAGGTAATACTCATGGCATTTAGTCCCTCATCCCCGGTTACTGGCGGTAGCCAGACCGGTTTCACGTCGCCCACGTATACGCTTACCGCGGATACGGCGCCGGACAACAATGGCAAGCAGTATGCTGTTACCGCACTTGGCGGCACGCAGACTGGAGTCACTGTTGGTTCGGTGAGCAGCCCGTTTACGATCACCCTGTGGAAGCCCAAGTCTTTCAAGACTTTGGCCCCGGTTGATCCGACGACGGGTAGGCTCCAGGCGGTCCCGCGCAACGTGTGGAAACTCATTATCCGCAAGGGTATGGTTCCACTGGCTGGTCAGTCTCCTTCTATCGGCATGTGCAAGATCGAATTCGATCTGCCTGCCGGTGTCGAGGAGGCTAACCCTGCCGAGGTGCGCGGCATGCTGTCGGCGGTCATCGGAGTTCTTAATCAGACCTCCGCTGGCGTCGGCGACACTCTTGTGAACGGTATTATGTAACCATGAAAGCATGGTTGCAAACGCCGTTTGGCAAAGGTGTCGTTGTCGGAAGTGCTGCGCTTCTTGCTTGGCTGTTCGGCGACAAAGTCGCCTATGCATTCTTGCAAGTTGCGGGCTCTTTCGTTCCAGCTATGTAAAAGACCACGATAGCATTTCTGCTATCAACCTAGGAGTAGGGCATCGTGAAGGTGATAAACACCGACGCTCTTTATCTAAACCTCTGTGAAGACCTCCTTCCTTTCGTCCAGTCGCAAGACTGTTCTGAGGGAATTCGATCGTTCAGAGCTCGTGCTCAGATGGAGGCGTTAACTAAGAAATTAGTTACCGCAGTACATCCAGAAGCGGACTCTCGAGCGCTTGATAAGTTCCTCGGCGTCAACCGACGCTGTGGCACTTGGCAATTGAAGTTAGAGACTATGGAAGACGAGTACCTGGTAGGGCACCTTAAACAAGTGCTTTTCAGGTTCTTTAATCGAGACCTAGCCGGTCTCGAGCCAGTCTTTGATAGCTTTGATCAAATCCTTGATCACGGCTCTCTTGGACCTGGTGCTTCCATTGGGTCCCCTGCAAATGACTTCTATACGAAGTTGTTTGCTTCGAACCTATCTACTACTTCAATGGGTCTTTATCGTGCTTACACGAACTACATAGGCAAATTCCCATGCTGGGCCGAGGCGGAGAAAAACCGCAAGGGCCTGCTAGGTGAGCCTGTAGTAGTCCGAGGTAACCGTTTGACCTTCGTTCCTAAAAACGACGAGATCTCACGTGTTATATGCATTGAGCCTGTGGTGAACATGTTTTACCAACAGGGTATCAAGCATATTCTTGAAAAGAGGCTGCGTTCTTTCTTCGGGATTGACCTGAAGTCTGAACAAAGCCAGCAATTCAAGAATCGTGAGCTAGCTCGGATCGGGTCTGCCTATTCAGGAGATCGTCGTATGAAGGACCTTAACCAGGACCTTTGTACGATTGACCTGTCTAGTGCATCCGATTCGCTTGCTATAGGTATGCTAAAGGAGATTCTTCCCCACAGCTTTATGCAGTGGATAGAATCAACCCGCTCACCTATTTGCAAGTTGCCTAACGGCACCGAGCTCGAGCTTAATATGATTAGCACTATGGGGAACGCATTTACGTTTCCTTTACAGACTATCATATTTGCCTCGGTCGTCATGGCGAGCTTTGAGGTTGCAGGACTTGAGAACCAAGTCCGTAGACCTTATGGCCCGGCGATCGGAAACTTCGGGGTGTTCGGAGATGATATTATCTGTCCGTACGTAATCGTACGTAAGGTATTACGTCTCCTTGACATTCTCGGGTTTCAGATCAACCATGAGAAGACCTTCGTAGAAGGTCTTTTTAGGGAGTCCTGCGGCGCCGATTTCTATCGGGGCGAAGACGTACGTCCAGTATTCTGTAAGAATCTAGACACGTTGCAGGACTTGTTTTCTCTGATAAATCGTCTGAACCTGTGGAGCTTCAAAATGGGAATACCATTAAGAAGAACGCAGGCTTACCTTCAAGAAAGGATTCCCAAGAAGTTATTCTTCTTGGTACCCCCTTGGGAGGCGGACGATTGTGGGATGTGGGTGCCTAATCATCTATATCTTTCACGTGTCTCAAGGCGCCAAGGTTCATTCCTCTACAAGAGGTTTGTTCCGAAGCGCTGCGAAATACGTGTTGATACTGAGAGAGAAGTCATCCACGTTCCGCGTGGTGGTAAGCCTATCGGTTTTAACCCGGAAGGCTTATACCTCGCGTTCCTCAGAGGAAACATAACAAACGGCAAAATCCTCTCTAGGCCTAGAGAGGTCCGTTATGTTACGAAGGTGGGTGTAGCTCCCAATTGGGAGATACATCCGACGGCAGAGAACCCGTTTAAGAGTTCTCTTGGAGGGCCAGGCCTGGAAAGCCTGGCTAGCTGCTCGTTTATGAACAGCTAGACGACCC